ACGCAATGCCTTTCAATCTTTTCTCACGCAAGATGAGGGAATTAGACAATTCCTTGCATCCAAAGGAACTGTACTAAGAGAGCACCACACTGGTAATAACAAGTGGGATGCAGGCTTCGGTGTGGCATCTATGTCCACCCTCTTTGGTACTAAGCAGCAAGATGGAAAGCATCACAGAGATAATCTGATTCATCTTCCATCAGATCAAACAGAAAATATCAAGAGTCTTATAGAACAACTTATTACTTGGTCACCTACGACCAAGGGTAAGACAGATATGGTGATGGCTCTCTGGTTCTGCGAAATCAAAGTTCGTGAGTGGCTATCGCAAGGTATCCATACCGCCCATCACTTGAAAAATCCATTTTTGTCCCGCTATGAACGGGGCAAGCGCAAGGTCATCAACATAGATGAACTCCTTGCAGAAAAAGACAGACAGTTCATCTAGGAGATAACAATGGCATCAGCAGCAGATAAGGCAAAGGCCGCAAGAGAAAAAGCCTATGGTAAGAAAACAACTTACTTCAATAAGCCTGGCAGAGGCGAAGTTGGAGAAAGAGTAACCAGCGCTGAATGGGAAAAAGCAAAGGCTTTAGAAAAAGCCAAAAAGACTAAAATCAAGAATGCAACTAAAAAAGATGTTATGAGAGAATACGAAGCAGATAAGTCTGATGCTAAAAGTCTTGCAAAGACTACAGCAAAGGCTCGCTATAGCAACGTAGATTCAGATGCTTATGATCTTTTGATGAAGCGAGCACGAGATGCTGGTATGTCTGCTGCTCAAACAAAGAAGGCTATTAGCCAAGCACTAAAGTCAACCGCACGTCAAATTGGTACAGAACGTTCTCGTACTGCTACTCGCGGAACAGGTATTGCAAAGCGAGAAGCAAAAAAGAAAATGAACAAATTTATTAGCGGTTACTAGGAGTATTTACAATGTTATCAACCAAAGAGGTAGTCGCTAAGGTATCGCGTCTTCAGACGAAGTACGCTGCTCGCGACCAACGTATGCGCGACGTGCTATCAGTACGTCAAGGAGATATCAGCAAGGTCTATCCTGCTATGTTCTCCGAAGATTACCCCAAGCCTCTTGTTGCTAACTTCGTAGACGTTGCTGCTCGTGATCTTGCAGAAGTGATGGCACCTCTTCCATCTTTCAACTGCGCTGCTACCAATATGGTTTCTGATAGCGCACGCAAGTCTGCAGATACCAGAACTCGTATTGCTAACTATTACGTCTCAATGTCTGAACTACAGATTCAGATGTATAACGGTGCTGACTGGTTCAATACCTACGGTATGCTTCCAGCAATCGTAGAGATGGATTACGAATCAAATAATCCTCGTATCCGCCTGCTCAATCCATTCGGTGTCTATCCTGAGATGGATCGCTTTGGTCGTTGCATCTCGCTAACTCAAGTCATCAATACCGATGCAGAATCATTGGCGATGCAGTATCCAGAGTTCTATAACCAGATTGTTGCTAAGAACCAATACGCATCTGGCTCTCCATATATCACAATGATTCGCTATCACGACAAAGACCAAGATTTGATTTATGTACCAGATCGCAACAACTTGGTTTTGTCAAACCTACCTAACCCAACGGGTAAGTGTATGGCTCGTGTTGCTGTTCGTTCATCTCTTGATGGCGAAGCACGCGGTCAGTTCGATGATATCTTGGCAGTGCAACTCGCTCGCGCTCGCTTTGCAGTATTGCAAATACAAGCAGCAGAGAAATCTATTCAGGCTCCTATTGCTATTCCACAAGATGTACAAGAACTAGCCCTTGGCCCTGATGCCATTATGCGCTCTGCTAATCCACAGGCAATTCGCCGTGTACCACTAGAACTACCACCTGGAGTTTTTACTGAATCTGGTGTGCTAGAGCGTGAACTTCGTCTTGGCGCTCGTTATCCAGAAGTACGTAGCGGTAACGTTGATGCCTCTATCATCACAGGTCGTGGAGTTCAAGCGCTTCAAGCAGGCTTTGATACTCAGGTTCGTGCAGCACAAGCACAGTTTGCACGCCTGTTTACTGAACTTGTATCACTCTGCTTTGAAGTAGACGAGAAGATTTTCGGCAACATCCAGAAAGAAATCAAGGGTGTTGATGATGGTACTCCATTCAATATGAAGTACATCCCAAATAAACAAATCAATGGCGAATACGGCGTAGATGTTCGCTACGGCATTATGTCGGGTATGAATCCAAACAATGCCATCATTGCTTTGCTACAGATGCGTAGCGATAAACTTGTCAGCCGCGACTATGTACGTCGCGAAATCCCAATGGAGTTGAATGTCACTCAAGAAGAACAGCGTGTGGATATTGAAGAGATGCGCGATTCTTTGCGTGTTGCTGTTGCTCAATACGCTCAGGCCATTCCAGCACTTGCAGCCCAAGGTCAAGATCCTTCTCAGATTGTTTCCAGAATCGCTGAAGTTATCAAAGGTCGTCAAAAGGGATTACAACTAGAGACTATTGTGGAGAAGGTATTTATGCCTGAACCCGTAGAACAACCAGAAGTGCCAATGGGCGCAGAAGTTCCAGCAGCAGGTATGGCCCCCGTTCCTGCCTCGCAGCCAACTCCAGAACAAATGGGTGCGGCCCCTGCTGCTGGCTCTCGTCCAGACATTGCTCAATTACTCGCATCTATTGCAGGGTAGGGAGGTGTGAAATGAAAAAAGGTGGTCGTGCAAAGGCTCCAATGGCTAAGCCAACTGAAGGCAAGAAAGATACAAAGAAGCCTAAAGGCGGTAAGGTTGATTTTGGCTATGCTGCTAAGGCTCGTAAAGGCAAGAAGGCTTAGTGTTACTAGAGAGGATAGAGCGTGGACGAAGATAAAGATTACGTACCGCGCTCTATTACTCTCGCAGATTTCTTAGTAGTTCTCTCAGGTTTATTTATGAATATAACGCGAGCTATAGAAATGTTCGCATCAGAGATTTTAGATTTAGCAGTGTATAACGCAAATAGAAAAACAAAAGTTTCTAAAGTGTGGGAACAATTCACATCAGATTTAGAGAAGATGGAGGACAATAATGGCTAGAGGGCCAATGGCAGGCGTATCAGGTCCTGGCAAGTTCTCCAAGAGAACAGATGGATTATCATTTCAATCAACCGAATATGGTTCAGGTGTAGAGAACGCCGCTATCAAGTCAGGTGCTCCACTTGCTAGGACTCCAGATGTACGTGGCGCTAGAGCATCTGATGTTCGCGCTGCTGCAGCAGGTGCTCCAGTAACTCCATTGTTTGCACCAACAGAGCGTCCAGGTGAGCCTATTACTACAGGCATTCCAATGGGTGATGGTGCAGGACCAGAAGTTTTAGGCATCAACAACAACTTAGATACACAAGAAGATCGAGACAGAATGCTGTCATATCTTCCAGCTCTCGAAGTTGTTGCTGCTTCTCCAACATCATCACAGGCATTTCGTAACTATGTAAGGCAACTACGGGCCAATCTTCTATGAGTGATAGAGAAATTGCACAGAGGATTTATTCTGAGAAACTCAAAGCGAAGAATCCCTCTGCCTTTGACACAATGGGTGCATTCAATCAAGCCTACAATGATGCACGTAAGCCAACCTCACTAGCAGCTCCTGCTGACTTTGGTAAAGCAGTACCGCCAAAGAATCGTGCTGAAGCACAAGAGATATTCTACCGTCAAGAAAAAGTAAAGGCGGCAGGCGGAGCAGGTTTCTGGGGAAACCTTTTTGCTGGTATGGAGAAGGCGTATAACCTCTCTGCACAAGCGGTGTCATTCGGTTTACTTCTTGGCGAAGAAGGCAATCCATTATTTGATGGCAAGACTATCAACCCAACAAAGATTAGAGAATCGTGGGAGAAGGCAAGAACTGTATCCCCAGGTCGCGCTCTTGTAAGAACTCTTGTTGGTCAACCAGTTGATTTAGTTGAGAACGCTCTCAATGCTGCAACGCTTGGTAAAAGCCGTAATAAGGCAGAGCAGTTCATCAAAGACCACTTGCTTTTTGCTGCCAATGACTTTGATATCTATGACAAGAACCAAGCTGAGAAGGCTTTCCGTGAACAGACATACGGACGTTTCTCATCGTGGGGAACAGATGTCGTTGCTCGCTTTGTTATTGACCCAACCCTTGTTGCTGGTAAGGCACTCAAGGTAGCTCGCGGTGCTAAGTATGCAGTAGAGGGAACTGCTGAACTCAAAGCAGTCCTTGCTGGAGAAAAGACAGGCAAGCGTGCCGAGCGTATCAAGGCAACGCTACAGGATTTCGTAGAAAGAACAGATAACCTTACTGCCGCAGAACTATTTCGCGTCAAGTCTATCCGTGAATCTGCAGCACCTGCAGCATTCTCTGATCTTATTGCTAAAGCTAACAAGATTGAAGATACCGCTGCTCGTCACGCAGCGAAGACCGATATTGTCCAGTGGGCAATGGGAGATGTTGAAGCAGCCACACGTTTGCTTCAGACTAATAAAGATTTAGCGGCAGATATTGCTAATCTACAAGATGAAATCGTAGGAGCAAAGTTCTTTGGCGCTGGTGTTGACAAGGTAAGCGGTCAATACACGATGGATTTAGTCAATCAAGGTGACAACCTTGAGAAGAATATCGCTATGGCTGCTCAATATGAGCAGGAGTTAGCCTCTAATATCCAGAAACTCAACGCTGAATCCATCATCAACCCCAATATGATTCCACGAGTTGATGCAATCGCTGACTTTAGAACAGCGGCCTTTAGAAACCAAGGTCTTATTGACCTTCGTACAGGAGCTGCAAGCACTCCGCTACGTGTTATCACAGGTTTTGGCTACAAGCGTCCTAAAGGTTGGATTGATTTCACAGATAATCAATCACTTCAGACTGTTGACAATATGCTTAGCCGTGTTCGTGGCGTATCTGAGAAGCAAGAAAACCTTTACAAGTCTAAAATCGCACAACTTGAGAAGGACTTAGAGGTTGTCGTAGATGATACTCAGAAGAAAATCATCAAGTCCCAGATTGCTTCCACTAAGCGTAGCCTAGATTTATCTAAATTTACTGTAGAGCGCAAGAATGAACTCTTCAATAAGTACGTTGCGGCTACAAGTGACCTAGAACGAGCCAGAGTTTACCAAGAAATTGAGCGAGAACTCTTTGATACGATTGCTCGTCAGTTTGGATATACCAATCCTGAAGATGTTCAAAAGGCTTGGAGCACATTTGCAGGCGCTCGTGCTAGAGCACATAACCTAATCCGTGAACGTGCCTATACTGGAGCGATAGATCCTGCTACAGGTGGTCCTGTTGGTGGTAAAATTACACCAATCGAAGGTATTGACGGAACTCAGTTAGTTATTCCAATGCCTTTGACTGAGACTCAACTACTCAAGGAACTGCCTACCCTTGACATTGACAATATGTACGGAGTTTTGACTAAGGCAAGCAGAGCATCTCGCTTTGAAGCACTCGGACCTGTCTATTCTTTCCAGCGTGGCGTGGGAGAAATGGCTCAGAACATTGACTCTCTTATCAAGTTTGAGGTTCTTGCTCGTATTGGTTACCCAATCCGTAGCGTTACTGAAGGATTCCTTCGTATTGCTAACACTGTCGGTGCAATGGCTATCCTCAACCGTACAGGTGTTGGCCTCAAAAATATCGTTGCCAACAGATTCAAAGATGCTAACCCTACCGACGTATTTGATTACCTAGATAGCGTCAAACTCAATACTAAGAAGACTGAACTTCTTGTCGGTATTGATAATGCTGACGACCCAGAATTGATTCGCAAGCAGATTGCTGAGATTGATGCAATGCTTGAAGGTAAGACCAAAATCAAAGACATCTTTGGTATGGGATTGCGTGAGATAAAGATTGGCGATGAAGTATTTACCTACGAAGATGCTCTTGGTGCTACGCCAGAAAAGTATCGATATATCAAGGATAAGTTCATAACCAATGCTGCTACCTTGATGGATAACGCTTTCAGTGAATCATCAAGTAAGTTACGCAATGCTACAGAACTTACTGGAGACTGGGTAGTAATCAAAGGATCTGATGAGAACTGGGTTCCATCCTATGAACGTGTAGTCAACCGTCAGATTCGTGGCTCTAAACTTGCATCTATCTTGTTACAGGATGCTCCTCGTGAGCAGGTAATGAACAAGGCTAAGATGTTCTTGCTCAAGAATCCTGAAGGCCGTGAGATTCTCAAGAATCTAGCACTTGGTCGCAACGTTGATGAAATCGTTGAGGCTAATATGCAGAACATTGAGGCTTTGTTTCCTAAGTACATCAGCCCAGAACTCAAGCGTATTGCCTCAAAGCGCAATATCACAGCAGATGATATCGCTAAATACATCCCTGTTACTGGTCGTCCCGATGTCAACGGCGCACAGATAAGCACGGCACTTGGTCGTGGTAGTTTCGGCAGACTATGGGGTAGCCTGCTTGAGAATTTCTACAAAGGCTTTGGTGAATTACCAGAATCAACTTTGGTTCGTAACTCACTATTTACAGATTTATACCGCAAGCGTATGGATGCTGTAGTAAAGAACGCTATTGAAACCTATCCTGGAGATAGCATTCCACCTGAGTATCTACGCAGTCTAGAGAACAAGGCTCGCCAATGGGCTAGAGCTGAGATGCGTCGTACCCTTTATGACACATCAGAGCGCGTTGATGCAGCCTCTACTCTGCGTTATGTTTTCCCATTCTTTGGCGCATTTGCTGACGTTGCTGAGAAGTGGGGTCGTATTATCCTCAATGACCCATCAGTAATCCGCAAACTAGAAACTATTTATGACTCACCAGATCGTAGCGGTATGGTTGAAGAGCGCGATGGCATCAAGTATGTCAACATTCCTGGTGAATGGGCTAAGTGGTTATTCGTTGGCGAGCGCCCACGTTCTATTCCTAAGCCATCATTGAACCTTATCTATCAAGGTAATGCGTGGTGGAATCCAGGTGCTGGATGGTTTGTACAGTATCCGCTATCTTCTTTCATCAAGAAGTTCCCTGAGAAGGAAACTAACCGTATCGTCAAGGAAATCCTTCCTTACGGACCGCAGGATACTCGTATAAGAAGTTTCCTTATCCAGAACGCAGCATTCCGTCGTGCGCTAGATGGCTTTGACCCAGAGTCTCCACTACGCTCTAACCTGACAGTTCTTATTATGGCAGAAGAAAGCCATAAGTTTGCTACAGGACAGCGTGACTCTGCACCAACGCCTAAAGAAATCAACAATAAGGTCAAGTGGATTATCGGTCTTGATGTTGTTTCAAGAGCGTTACTGCCTTTTGCTACACAAACTCGCAGTCCTTATCAGTTTTGGATTGACGAATATCAGCGTATGCGTGAAGAAGACCCACTCAATGCTGCTGAGAAGTTCTATGAGAAGTATGGTGATGAGTATTATTACTTCACAACCAGCCTATCTAAGAACTATACAGGCGTAGCAGCAACTGTTGAGGCTGATAAGCGAGCAAAGCAACTGTCTGACCTTATTGCAACCAACCCAGAATATGGTTGGTTCCTTGTTGGAGATGCCAATGCTGGCGAGTTCTCACCTACGGTCTACCGTAATCAGAGAGAACAGGCTGTTGCTCCTGGTTCAACTACAACATTTAGAGGCGCACAAGACCCATACGAAGCCATTCAAGATACCAATGCGGAACGTGGTTGGATTCTGTACAACAAGGCTATGGATCGTATTGAAGCAGAGCGTATCAATCGCGGCCTCAAGAGCCTAGAGTCCAGAGGTGCTGAAGATTTGAAGCAACTAAAGACTGACTTCATTGGAGCTTTGTCTCAAGAGAATCCTGACTGGGCATCAGTGCGTGGAAAGATTGATACTCGTAAGGTTATGAACTTCTTGACTTTTGCTGATAAGGCTACTAAAGATTCTAGACTCTCAAGCCGTAATGATATAAAAACTATGTCTGAATATCTAAAAGGTCGCGACTACGTTATCTCATTACTATCACAGCGCAAGTCTAAAAACATAAACAATGAGGAAAATGCTGACCTCAAAGAGATGTGGAGTGCTTTTACTGGCGCTCTAATTGATAAAGATGTTACGTTCAACAGGGTGTTTACACGCATTCTTGAGAACGATACTCTGTTGGAAAGGCTATAATGGCAGACTTTGTAGATACATTCTTCAATAACTATAGCGGAAGCGCTGGTACTACTGGTGGCTACGCAAATAAAGTCTACTTTGGTCAGTCTGCTGCTAAGCAGACTCGTATGAAGCGCTCGGGTGAAGTTATAGATGTACCTGCTGGTGATAAGACTCTGAGCATTACTGAAGCAAAGCGCCTTTATCTAACAGACGAAGCATTGCGTAATAAGTGGAACACCACCCTTCGTAAGAATGGCATTACCGCAGACCCTATTCAGGCTCGTGCTATTTGGGAATTATCAGTAGACGGCGCATCTGACTGGTATGCCACATCCAATGGACAGCAAAAGATTACTCCAGAGCAATACTTGACTTGGTATGCAGGCGGTAAGAAGAAGGCTCCAGCCCTGCCTACTCGTCAGGTCTATCAGGTAACTGAAGATGAGATTGCTGCTGACATTGATGAAATTATGCTCAAGAAGGCAGGACGTACAATCCAAGACTCTGATAAGCAAATGGGTTGGTATCAGGATTTAGTCAAAGGAATCAGCAAACTTTACAGTGAAGGTATCGTTACTACTGTCAAGGAAGTAAAAAATCCTAAGACTGGCAAGATGGAAAAAGTTGTTACCCAGACTCCAGGCTTTTCTAAAGAACAGATTGCTCAAGAAATTACTTCAACAATCGAAGCAGAAGATCCTGCATCTGTTGAACGTAAGAAGCGTATTGATAACACTAAGTGGCTTCTCAGCCAAGGAGGTCAGCGATAATGGCTAGACCTCGTGTTTCGGTAATAGACGGTGGCGGTGTTCTTGATGGAGAAACCGATACATCAAATACTTCCACAAATAAAAACACTGTAGACGTTCGCACCAAGTATGGTATCGGTGAAGCGCTTATCAACCACCCAATCTATGGCGCTGAAATCAAAAGGATTTTCGCCCTTCTTGATGCTGGTAAGTTAGCAGAGGCAGAAGAAGAATACTTCAAATCTGCTTGGGGTAAGTTAGATAGCGATGCCCAGAACCGCATCCTTATGCAACTTGAAAACGATAAGTTGTATAAAGAGAAGCTCAAGAACTGGATGGTCACCATCAAGCGTCAGCTTGCATCTCGTGGCCTCAAAGCAGATGACAAGACTCTTGAGAAGTATTACATCGATGGCATTGATGATGAGACTATCTTTGATGAACTAGCTGGTGGTATTTCTGCAAAGGGTGCAGCGGGTGAAATTGGCAATGCTCTTGACAGCCTACGCTCTGTTGCTCGCGCTAATGGTTTCAATCTAGAAAAAGACTTTGGCTTACAGCTAGATGGATGGTTACAACGCATATCTAAGGGAGAATCTCTTGATGACTTCTCTCGCCTTATCCGTCAACAGGCCAAGTTAGGCCTACCTGAAAAGGTAGGTGCCTTGCTTGATGAAGGCTTAGACCTTGCTAACATCTACGCTCCATACAGAACTCGTATGGCTAATCTGCTTGAACTAACTCCAGATGCAATCAGCCTAGATGATCCGCTACTTCGTAGCGCTTATGGACAAGACAAAGAAATGTCTCTTTATGATTTCCAACGTGCAGTCCGTAAAGACCCACGCTGGCAGTACACCGACAATGCTCGTGAAGAAGTATCTAGCGTTGCGCTACAGGTACTTCGTGACTTTGGATTCCAGGGGTAATAATGGCTAAGAGATATACTCAGGCAGAATGGGCAAGGATTCAAGCCAAACTTCCAGTAGAAGACCGCGAGCCTTATTCAGCATCTCCCGATGTTGTTGAAGTTTCAACTAAACCAACAATAGATCCGTACTACGTTCGTGATCCAAAGACTGGTCTTAGTCCTGCACAGATAGATGCACAAAAAGGTTTACAAGAAGCACTAGATGCCCGCCTAGCGGCTGGTCTTCAAGGTAAAATTGTTACCAAACCTGGTTCTGCTGGTTCTATTTCAACACCACCAACCGAAGGACTAAAAACAGGGTATGAGTGGTACGCATTCAATCTACCTGGTGGTGGATTTGAGTGGAGACAAAAGCCAACTGCTGAAACCCTGAAAAAATCTTACACTACATTATTTGGTAGTGGCGATAATAAAGGTAATGGAAATAACGGGAGCGGCGGTGGAAAAACTGTTACTGGAACTTATACCGATCCAACAACTGGTGATGTTTATTTAGTTTATTCTGATGGCAGTAGAGTACTGCAAGCCAAAGGAACTAAACAAGCAGATGCTGCACTTGCTGCACAGCAAGCAGCACAGGCTGCAGCAGCAGAGAAGCGCCGTCAAGGTCAATCTGCCTACAACCTATTATTCTCAGAGTTTGAGCGCTACGGTCTTGGTTCTTTAGTGAAACCACTACAAGAATTTATTGTAGAAGGCCTGTCTCCAGCAGAGTTTACTCTGCGTCTACGCGAGACAGATGCTTACAAAAAGCGCTTTGCTGCCAATGCACAGCGTATCAACAAGGGCCTACGTGCTTTATCTGAGGCTGAGTATATTACCCTTGAAGACCAGTACCAGAACGTAATGCGTAACTATGGTCTACCTGCTTCCTATTATGCTCGTGGAGATATGGGCGTGCAACAAGGATTTGAGAAGTTTATCGCTGGTGATGTATCTGCAGCAGAGTTAGAAGATCGTATTCAGACTGCACAGAACCGCGTTATCAACGCAGCTCCAGAGGTAGCAACATCACTACGTGAGTTCTATCCAGAGATTACTGGTGGAGATATTCTTGCCTACGCTCTTGACCCAGATAAAGCCCTTACAGAGATTCGTCGTAAGGTAGGCGCTGCTGAAATTGGCGCAGGAGCAAGACAGGCTGGACTTTCCACTGGGCTTGCTAGAGCAGAAGAACTACAACGCTACGGAGTTACTGCAGAGCAAGCACGTCAAGGATTCCAGACAATCGGATCATTACTTCCACGAGCATCACAGCTCGGTGATATTTATGCAAAGCAAGGTATGGGACCGTTCACACAGACAACTGCAGAAGCAGAAATCTTTGGTACCCCAGGTGCTGTAGAAGCAGCAGCAAAACGCCGCAAGCTAACTGAACTAGAGACTGCACAGTTCTCTGGTACATCAGGTGCTACAGGTGGCGCACTAGGCCGCGAAAGAGCAGGCCAATTCTAGACCTGCTAACGGAACGACTGGCCCGTTAGAGAGACACCAATACCAGTAGTAGAAGCCATACAGAGAGTCCCCGAATCTGTATGAGGTCTACGAAACCAACTAACAAAGGGAGAAGGACCTATGTCCAACTACGACTACGAAGATGACGACTTTGATACACCATCTAATGATGGTGGCGATCTCGTCAAGCAGTTGCGTAAAGCAACAAAGGCAAAAGACAAAGAACTCGCTGAACTAAAGGCGCAGTACGAGTCACTTGCAAAAGCAAATAGAGAACGAGCAATCAAAGATGCCCTCGCTAGTCGCGGGGTAAATAGCAAAATTGCATCATTTATCCCACAGGATATAGACCCAACTGAAGAGTCTGTATCTAAATGGCTTGAAGATTATGCCGATGTATTCGGTGTTCAACAAGCCGAAACCCAGGCAACACCTAATGTAGATCCGCGTCAAGCGGCTGCGTATCAACGGATGACTAATGCTGTAGAACAGGGAGTTACTCCTGAGTTCCAAGCACAGATTCATCAGAAGTTGATGAACGCTAGTAGCCGTGAAGAGTTGGATGAAATTATTAGGTCGTCTGGACTCTAACCGAACCTATCCGAAAGGCAAGATAAGTGGCAATTCCTACAGGTACGCTTACTTCGTCTTCGACAATCAGCAACCTCGTCCAGACGGCGTACGATCAATACGTCCGTATGGCGCTTCGCTCCATCCCAGTGATGCGTGCGTTGGCTGATGTCAAGCCAGTACAGCAAGCAATGCCAGGTTCGTCAGTTGTATTCTCCATCTACTCAGATCTCGCAACAGCGACTGGTACTTTGACAGAAACTTCTGATGTTTCCTCAATCGCACTTGGTAACCCATCACAGGTTACTGTTACACTCAATGAATACGGCTCAGCCGTAACAACCACCAAGAAGTTGAACCTCACTTCTTTCAACGACGTAGATTCAGCACTCGCTGACATCATCGCTTACAACGCTGCAGATTCAATCGACACCGTTGTAGCATCCGTCTTGACTGGTGGATCAAACGCCCTCTACGGCGGAACCGCAACTGGTACAAACGATGTTACCTCTTCAGGAACAATGACAACTGCTCTTATTCGTAAGGCTGTTGTCCAACTTCGTACCAACAAAGCAGTTCCACGTATCGGTGAACTTTATGCTGCATACCTCCACCCACGCCAGAGCGCAGACCTCCGCGCTGAATCTGGAACTGGTGGATTCCAGGAACTCTCCAAGTACGTAGATCGCACACCATTCGTGGCTGGTGCAGTCGGCGTTCTTGAAGGTGCTTTCATTGTTGAAACACCTCGTGTTCCATCAGCAGCAAACACACAGTCCCCTGCAGTTACTGTCTACAAGGCAGTTGTTGCTGGACGTGAAGCACTCGCTGAAGCTCTTGCTCAAGATACTTCAGTCGTTATTGGTCCAGAAATCGACGCACTACGTCGTTTCCGTACCATCGGCTGGTACCTCTTCGGTGGCTGGAACCGCCTCCGTGAAGCAGCGCTTTATCGCATCGAGACTGCTACAACAATCAACTAGTTTGTTGTCTATCGGGCAGGGGAAACCCTGCCTGGTGGTGAATAAATTAGAAAGGAAGAAATGAGTTACAGACTTACAACACCTTGGCGTTGGGAAACGTGGGGCGCATCATTTGATGTCCACGATAAATACTCTCGTCTTGCTGGTAAGCCTATTACTGGTGGTTCAATCACTGGGACTACCAATCCATTTCTAACAGATATTCCACGTGGTTATACATTTATCGTCAATGGAACGACAGTTACTGTAGAGCAGACACCAAGTCAAGACACGCTGGCTGCTGCTGACTCATACTATCTTGGTGGTACTGAGTCTATTATTAGCGATGCCGAAGCCCAAATCTTTATTGATGCAGGCTATTCCTCCTACCTTACACAAATCTAATGCCACGATACGATTACATTTGCCAGACCTGCGAAGTACAAGAAGAGATATCTAAGTCTTACGCAGAGTATGAAAGAAAAGAAATTTGCTCTACTTGCGATAACGAAATGGTCAGAGCAATCAATATGCCAAACTTTGCAGGGTGCTTCCCTACCAGGCAAGGATGGGATAAGACAAAAGAAATCAAGTGGGACAAAGAATTGGATTCTTACTACTCTGCTGTAAGGCAGGGAGTAGAGCCAATATCCACCAAACAAAAAGACATAGATGCTGCATTGATGTTATCCAACGAGGCTGGTAAGGCTTTTGACGGAAACACAATGGGCTTCAAGGAGAACTAAAATGCCAGCAAACGATCCAAAGCAATACGAAATGGAAGATGAATTTCTTCCTTGGCCTAGCGATACAAACGACAAACCATTTATGACCTATGACAAATTGATGTCAGGCGCAATGGGTAAGCCAGCACCAAAGCAGGGCAAATAATATGCCGATGAATAAGAAACCCGTAGCGAAGAAGGCACCAGCCAAGAAGAAAATGAATGCACTTGATGCTGCCATTATGAAGCAGAAGCCATTGAAGTCCAAGAACAAGAATCCAGGACGGTACCTAGACAAATGAAGAAAGCCAAAGGCGCTAAGAAGGTTGCCAAAGTAATGCGTGAGTTCAAGGGTGGAACCCTTCACTCAGGTAAAAAGGGACCTGTTGTAAAGTCTAAGAAGCAGGCTATTGCTATCGCTTTGTCTGAAGCAGGAATGTCCAAGGCTAAGAAGAAGGCAAAGAAGAAGTAATGTCGTCGGGCCAATACCGCCGACGTGAGAAGTTCAACTCTGTCATTATCAGAGACGGGATGGTTGTCAGACTCAACAAGAATGGCACGATTCGTGCAGTTCTAGGAAAGTATGGAGAGTATGGAAAGAAAGACAAAGCGTGATCCGCGTCTTGCAAGAGCTGGCGTTGCGGGCTTCAACAAACCCAAGCGTACGCCTTCTCACCCAACTAAGAGCCACGTCGTCGTTGCCAAAGAAGGAAGTCAAGTCAAGACCATCCGATTCGGACAACAAGGCGTAACAGGCGATAAGAAACCTACCGCTAGACAAAAATCCTTCAAGGCACGTCACGCAAAGAACATTGCCAAAGGCAAGATGAGTCCCGCATATTGGGCAGATAAGGTGAAGTGGTGAAGAAGAAAGCATTTTGGGATACAAAGAATCCTAAGAAGACATCTAAGAAACTGACACCAGCGCAGAAAAGCGCCGCCAAGAAGCGTGCTAAGGCTGCTGGTCGTCCATATCCAAACTTGGTAGATAACGCAGCAGTAGCAAAAAAGAAGTAGGAGAAACACGTGGCACTAGGAGTGTATGGCACAACTCTCAACGATGAGTTGAATCGCCTAGCAAATGGTGGAACCTATCGCTTGATGAGCGAGATGGTTGATATGGCACTAGCAGCCCAGCAATGGGCTACGGCTCGTACAGTGACCACTACAGTTACAGACACAGTAGGAGTCCTCAATGAGATTGCTGGCATCACTGACAAAAGTAAGTGGTTGGATTTTACTGGGGTATGTAATTATCTCGCTTCTACTTCTGGATTGGCTGCAGCGCAGGCTCTCAGAGGAATCTCATCTTGAGTGCTAAATACAATCTGGTCTGCGACCAAGCAACTACATTTACTTTCCAGTTCCAAGTACAGAATAACGTCAGTGGTACATCCACTCCTTGGAACCTGACAGGATACACAGGGACAATGACAGTGCGCCCCTTCGTTGGCGCATCTACGACAACAGTTGTGGCTTCTACTGCCAATGGTCGTATGGTCTTTGATGCTATCAATGGACGTGTGACAGTAACTCTGTCATCTACCATTACAGGCGATATCGATGCTGGTCGATATGCCTATGACTTAGTTTTAGATTCAGGAACTACCATAACAAGAATACTTGAAGGTAAGTTCATCGTGACAGGAGCTGTGACTACGTGAGTACAATTATCGTAATTGAATCCATTACTCCGCAAGTTGCAGTAGAGTTTTCAGCAGATCAAGGAGCACAAGGTGGCGTAGGAGCCACTGGCCCTACAGGTCCTACAGGACCTACTGGCCCTGCAGGTTCTACGGGATCTACAGGTTCCACTGGTGCCACAGGTGCTACTGGTCCGACAGGAGTAACAGGTGCTACAGGAAGTACTGGCCCAGTTGGTGCCACAGGCCCTACGGGTTCGACGGGTGCGACAGGCCCGACAGGAGATACAGGACCCACAGGTGCAACGGGTCCACAGGGAGTTACAGGTTCAACAGGACCTACGGGTGATACAGGAGCAACGGGAGCGACTGGACCGCAGGGACCGCAGGGAGATGTGGGAGCGACTGGTCCGACAGGACCAATAGGCGCAACTGGTCCAGTAGGTGCTACTGGCCCACAAGGTATTGAAGGTCCGACAGGTGCAACAGGGCCTGCTGGTGCAACTGGTCCAACTGGACCTGTAGGTGCAACAGGACCACAGGGCGATATTGGCCCAACAGGTGTTACAGGTCCGACTGGACCACAAGGAGATGTAGGCGCTACAGGCCCTGTAGGGGCTACAGGAGCCACTGGACCACAAGGAGTGCCAGGAGATGTCGGAGCAACAGGTGCGACAGGCGCTACGGGCGCTACAGGGCCTCAAGGCATCCAAGGTGATGTCGGTGCTACAGGGCCTACGGGTCCAGCAGGAGCAACGGGACCTACAGGAGCGACAGGCCCTGTGGGAGCAACAGGAGCCACAGGTCCTGAAGGAGCCACTGGAGCCACAGGACCAGTAGGTGCTACTGGTCCAACGGGTGCAACAGGTCCTAGCGGAACTAACGCTACTGCGCTACCAGATATCTTGATGTTAGGCGGTATGTGAAGTACTTTGACAGAGTTATCGTCATCAATGTTGAGCGTAGGTCAGATCGCCTGCAAGACTTTGATACAGAGTCAAAGAAGATAGGTTTTGAGTATGAAGTCCACAAGGCTCTTGATGGACAACATCTTGGAATGTCACCTATCGCGGCAGGCAGGCTTAGCCATATTGAGGTTTTACGTAAGATAAAGCCCGATGAGATGGTTCTTATCTGTGAAGATGATGCCCTCTTCAGAGAAGACTTCAATGAAGTCATTGATGAATATATGGCAGACCTACCCGAAGACTGGGATATCTTCTATTTGGGAGCCTTGAAGAACGAAGTCAAACCAGTCAATAAGCACTGGGTAAGACAGGTTGTATCAACAGGTACGCAAGCCTATTGCGTCAATCCTGCTAAGGTAGATCTGTTTATCCAGATAGCCAGAGACTTTGAGAAGTGGATAGATGTGGCTTATAGACTCTGGGCTGATAGGACTAACGCCTATATTGCTCAGCCAAACCTAGTAATTCAGTCTGAAGGATACTCAGATTTACGCGGCGAGTTAGTCAGGGATTTCCAAGGTTTTCAGTAGAATTGTGGTATGAGATTCCACGTAGTTAGCCTACCACATACCCAAGTAACTAAAGATTTCGCAGGGTGTGCGTACACCGAAAAGGTACGCAGATTCTGCAATATGATGAAGGGCTTAGGCCATACAGTCTATCTCTATGCTGGTGAAGAGAATGAGGCTGAGGTAGATGAACTTATCCCTTGCATTACAGAGACACAACGACGCATCGTTGTAGGCAACAAGCCTTATGTACAAGCACCATTTGATTACAAATTACCTCACTGGCAGAAGTTCAATAAGAAGGCTGCTGCTGAGATACGCAAGCGTGCAGAACAGAAAGACTTTGTATGTGTCATCGGTGGTGGTTCACATCAACCGATAGCACTGGCTCTACCAGGAATGATGGTCGTAGAGTTTGGTGTCGGATACTCTGGAGTATTTTCTAACTATAAAGTATTTGAATCTTACGCTTGGATGCACAGCGTTTATGCTCAACATAAAGATGCAGCAACAGTAGATGGTAACTTTTTTGATGCGGTAATTCCTGGTTACTTAGAGCCAGAGATGTTCCCGCTAGGCGAAGGTAAGGGTGATTACTATCTTTACATAGGCAGAATGGTATCTCGCAAAGGCGTAGATATTGCAGCGCATATCTGCAAGACCATTGGTGCAAGACTGATTATGGCAGGTCCTGGAGATCACATACCAAACTATGGTGAATATCTAGGAGCAGTAGGACCAGAACAACGTGCAGAGCTAATGGGTAATGCGATAGCAACATTCGTACCTACGCTGTACATAGAACCATTTGGTAATGTGAACATTGAGTCACAAGCCTGCGGAACCCCAGTGATTACTACAGACTGGGGTGCATTTACCGAAACTGTCGTACAAGGTGTGACAGGGTATCGATGCCGCAATGTAGAAGAGTTTATCTTGGCAACACAGAATGTCAAGAATCTAGACCGCAAGGCAATTAGAGATAGAGCAGTATCGCTCTACTCTGTAGATGTCATTGCAAAGCAATACGAACAATACTTCCACAGACTAGAGACTCTGTGGGGAGATGGCTGGTATACGGAAGGAAACAATGCCAACACTGTCCGAGATGATCGACGAGGTGAGAACTAACCTACAAGGTTATTCGCTCCGTCAAGATCGCATCACTTATGTCAATAACACTGCTGGTCTGACGACCACTAGCCTTGAGATTCAAGTCGGTTCATCTGACAACCTTGCTAAAGGTTTGATTGAGATTGACGATGAACTAATCTGGATTGATTCCTTCAACAAGACTAACAACACACTCAATGTAATGGGTGCTCCAACTAACCCGATTGGTCGCGGTTTCCAAGGAACTACAGCCTCACCACACGCTCGCTATGCTCAAGTAACATTAGCTCCAACATTCCCACGAGTGTCAATCAAGAAGGCTATCAACGACACTATCAACTCATACTATCCGAAGTTGTGGGCAGTAAGTTCAACTACCTTTACTTTCAATGCAGCCCAGACAACCTACGCCCTACCAGATGACCTAGAGGCGATTCTGTTTGTATCGTGGCAGACAACTGGTTCATCTGAAGAATGGCTTCCAGTCAATCGCTGGAGAGCAGACCCTATGGCAAACGCTGCTACCTTCAATACCAACAACACCATCAACATCTACGAGAACATTCAACCTGGACGTACAGTGCAGGTGTGGTACACAACAACGCCTAATACCCTTGATGCTAATACCGATGACTATGAAGATGTTACTGGTCTTCCTGGCAGCACTGCTGATGTAACTATCCTTGGCGCTTGCTACAAACTTCTATCATTCCTTGATGCTGGTCGTATCAATCTATCCAGCGCTGAGGCTGATCTCAATGACACCAAGAACCCATACAACTCTGGTGCATCTGCTTCTCGTTATGTCTTTGCTTTGTATCAACAGCGACTACAGGAGGAAGCGTTGAAACTGCAAGACAAATTCCCTATCAGAATCCACTACACCAAATAAGGAAGGCTAATGACCAGACAATACTCGTCGATTAGCGTTGAGACGACGCTTGCCTCAACAATATCGTCTAGCGCCACCACAATGACAGTGGCATCAGGAACTGGCTCTGCCTTGCTTGGTGGAGTCACACTCGCAGCAGGTAACGTAGACCAGTTCACCGTTGCTATTGACCCTGATACCACTAACGAAGAAATCGTATTTATTACAGCCGCATCAAGCGACACTTTTACAATCACTAGAGCGCGAGCTGGAACATCTGGTGTGCAACACTCAGCAGGTGCAACAGTCAAGCACGTACTCACTAGCGATGATCTCAATGCTTTCAAGGCATCAATCTCGCCTGTAACAAACGTAGGCTTTGCTGGTTCTACCTCTGGTACTACTACAGTCCAAGCAACAGCAGTAGCAGGAACGACCACACTAACCCTGCCTGCAGCGACAGATACCTTGGTTGGTAGAGCAACAACAGATACGTTGACTAACAAGACGCTTACTAGCCCAACTCTCAATACACCTACCATCAATGATGCCAAGCAGAACTTGACCTTGAATGCCCAGACTGGAACTACATACACCTTTGTCCTAGCAGACAACGGCAAGTTGGTTACTTTAGATAATGCTTCAGCCATAACAGTAACTGTGCCTGCCAACTCATCTGTTGCATACGCCACTGGCGCAATCATCAACCTACAGCAGATTGGTGCTGGACAGGTAACAGTGACTGGCGCAGCAGGTGTGACCATCAATGGAACTGGAACTAATACCCGCGCTCAGTGGTCTGCAGCAAGCCTTATCAAGACAGCAACAGATACTTGGACCCTGATTGGAGATGTAACTACCTGATGCCAACTACATATAAAGTCTTGGGCCAATCAGCCCCATCCGCTGCTACAGCAACATCGCTGTATACAGTACCTGCTGCTACGCAGACTATTATTTCTACAATCAATGTGGTCAATACCCACGCTTCTACCGCTGATGTTATTCGTATCGCAGTGCGTCCAGATGGTGCTGTTCTTGCTAACCAACACTATGTTGTATACGGCTTGAGCCTATCTGCTGGTGCTACATTTACTTATACAGGCGGTATTACTATTGATGCTACAGATGTTGTTACCGTGTATTCAACAAATGGTACAAGTTCGTTCACTGCGTTCGGATCGGAGATTGCATAATGGCTGTCGATATTACGCCCAATCCTAACATTGTTGGCCCTACTGGTCCTACTGGACCAACAGGCTCTACTGGTCCTGCAGGTGCTACTGGTGCTTCTGGTACCAACGTTGCTGGTTTCAATGCTCAAACTGGTACCACCTATACACTAGTCATAGGCGACAAAGATAAGATTGTTACAGCAAGCAATGCGTCAGCTATCACAGTGACCGTTCCGCCATCAGTCTTTAGTGCTAATGATGTTATCAATGTTCAGCAAATTGGAGCAGGTCAGGTAACTTTTGCTCAAGGATCTGGAGTGACGATTACATCTACTGGCGGTACTGCCTCTGCTCCTAAACTCAGAGCGCAGTATTCAGCAGCATCTGTTATTTGTACTGGAAGTAATACATTTACTATCATAGGAGATATCCAATAATGGCACCTATTCTTGGAATCTTTGACTCTGCTAAGAGCGGAAATCTTTATTCTGCTTCTTTTGAATCCATCGCTACTGTGACTGTTGGCGCTGGTGGCAGTTCTGAGATTGAATTTGCTTCAATTTCGTCAAGTTATACACATTTGCAATTACGGTGTTCGGCTTTGACATCTACAAGTGGCAAGGTTATGGTTTTACGTTTCAATAGTGATACAGGTGGAAACTATACTTGGCATTATTTGAATGGTGACGGCACTAGTGCAAGTGCAGGCAACGCAACAGGAAATGGTTTTGCGCGATTTTTTGGTCAAAATGTCGGTACAAATACCGCAAACCCAACTGCGGCTTTTGTAGATATTTTAGATTATACAAACACCAATAAATATACAACTATTAGAGCATTAGCAGGGTGTGATAATAACGGTAGCGGTGAGGTGAGTCTTCAATCTTCTTTATGGTTGAATACCGCTGCTATAACTAATATAAAAATCAGGACAAACGACGGCAGTAATTACGCCCAATACTCATCATTCGCCCTTTACGGAATCAAGGTGGCATAATGCCTAGCACATATACACCGATAACAAGTACTACTTTGAGCAGTGACCAAACAAGTGTAACTTTTTCAGGAATTTCAGGCACTTATACTGACATAGTTTTAGTTGCAACAACACCAAGCACACAAGTAATATCAAATATGCAATTAGAACTGAACGCGGATACGGGAACAAATTATTCAGTTACCACTTTATATGGAAACGGAAGCAGTGCGGTTTCTGACAGAGAAACTTCAACCGCCACGCCATCTACTCTAACTTTAGGTGCTAACTCTGTTGGCATAGCGCATTTTCAAAGTTACAGTAATACCACAACATTCAAAACTGTTGTAACGCGTAGCGATTCTCCAAATAATTATGCTATGACTAGAGTTTTGTTGTGGCGTAATACAAATGCTATAACATCTATCAAAATAAAGCGTGCGGGCGCGAATGATATAAAATCGGGTTCAACTTTCACTCTTTACGGAATAAAGGCGGCATAACAAATGGCAAATACATATAAAGCCTTATCTACTGTGACTGTCGGCGCAGGTGGCGCGGCAAGCATTTCATTCACAAACATTCCGCAGACTTATACTGATCTAGTATTGAAGTTTTCTACAAGAGATGGACGGACTGGAATTGCTGTTTCGGACATTAGATTCAATTTCAATGGAACTGGAGTAGGCACAAACATTTCTGGTCGTTATATGTATGGTAATGGAACTTCTGCAACATCTGTGACAATTAGTTCATCGGGTGAATTAGCCTTTGGAACGGCAGCAGGTGCTACAGCCTCTACTTTTGGAAATGCTGAAGTGTATATTCCTAACTATATCGCAGGAGTGAATAAATCTGTTTCATCTGATTCAGTAGCAGAAACAAATGCAACAGGCGGATATCAACTTCTTTTGGCTGGTTTATGGTCTAATACGGCACCAATTACTTCAATAGAAATGACTCCATTCACAAGTCCATTTGCCCAATACTCCACCGCTACCCTCTACGGCGTATTCAATGCCGATGTATCTAGCGCACCTGCTACGCCGACAATAGGAACGGCTACGGCTGGTGCTGGTTATGTAGATGTGACTTTTACGGGTGTATCAAATGCCGCTTCTTACACTATGACTTCATCTACGGGTGGAATTACGGCAACAGGAACAAAAAGCCCAATACGAATTCCCGTAGGTGCTGGCGGATTGACTGGTGGAACTTCTTATACCTTTACAGTCAAATCAAATAATCCTTTTGGATCATCTGCCGCTAGTGCCGCGTCTAATAGCGTAACGGCTGTCAATACAACAATTTTGGCTATGCCACAAGGTTCATCAACAACAGGCAGATATTCACAAAATGCTGGTGTTACTTGGTCCAACTTTACAATGCCTGTCGCTTCAACAGCACAAGCACTTGGCGCTGGCGCAAATATTACTTATGGAAATGGTTATTTTGTTTATACACCTTATGGACAAAACAACGCATATTATTCAACAACAGGTTTTTCATCTTGGACTTCTGCGGCATTGCCATACACGAATTTCCAAGCAACTATCAATTTATACACACCAGGTAATGGTTTCTTGTGTTTCTCAATGTATGACAGTCAGCGAAGCGTGAAATCTACAAACGGAACAAGTTGGTCGGCTGGACCTACACAAACGCAAATTACAGTGGGTTGGTCACAAGGATATGTTGCGGCGGCTGGCAGATGGTATGCCAGCGCACATAGCGACCCTTATGGTTCTTACACTTCATCGTGGGCTGGAACATATACTTCAAACGCATCATTTTCTGGATCACCCTATTTCTGGTCATCAGGTGTAGCGGCAAGTAACGGAACAACCGCTTTACATACTGCTAATTACGACACTGGAACGCAACTTTGGTACACAACAACAGGAACTTCTGTAACTCTTGGAACACTTCCTTCAACTGTTCAAGTTGGTAGTCAGATTTATGGAAGTGAAGCAGGAACATACCTTGCTTTGGGTAGCGGAACAGTTGCTATTACTTCAACAAATGGCACAAGTTGGACAACGCGTACAAAGCCAAGCTCGGTAGGAACTTCTTATCCTGTTTATTCCAAAGACACGGGATTTGTGGCTATTCCTTATCAAAGCACTACCGCTAACACAGCATACTCAGCAGATGGTATTACTTGGACAACAGGTGGAGTGTTAGGAATACTTGGATATATTCAAGCGGCAGGACAAGTTCTCAATTACAGTCAAACAACGGTATAAGGAGAAATAATGGGAATCTATTACGAAATAGATGATAAGAACGCGGTGAACATATATGACGGCATCAATCCTGAGCCGTTTTGGTTTCAACCGCACTATCCAAACGGCGATTCTTTTGATACAAAAGAAGAAGCCGAAACTTGGGCAAAATTAGCAGTAGCATCACACACAGATGAAACTGCGCCTTTCCCGCCTAATGGTAAAGGCTTAGAAGGATTGCCAAAGCCAACAAAAGAAGAAATTGCTCGTGCTCGTATTCAAGCAATGGGTCTTGATTTATCAACATTGAAACAAATGCTAAATGAGGTGGAATAATGTCGGAACAACTAACACGCATTGAGGTTGATTGCTCAACTGGCGAGCAGAAGGTAATCCCATTGACCGCTGCTGAAATCGCAGAACTAGACCAAATGCGAGCAAAGGCAGAAGAAGAAGCAGCACAACGTAAGGCTGAAGAAGAAGCAAAAGCAGCAGCAAAGGCTGCAGCAGAAGCAAAACTTGCAGCACTTGGTTTGACATCAGAAGAAATCGCAGCCCTCTCTAAGTAAGGAGTGATCCTTGGCACCTTATGGTGACGACATTACCGAGGGCATTCCCTATGTCCTTTCCAATCCCGCAGGCTCGACTAACTATCAAGCCACAGGTGTTGCCTACGATATAGCCATCAACGGCTTGCCATTCTTTGTGGCTGCCAGCGATGATTCACCCTATCGTCGTGTCACGGCTCAGTACCGTAAGCAACAGTATGACCAGACCCGTGAAGCTGGAGAACAGTCACTCACTGGATGGTGGTTCAGATCGCAGTCATCATTTCATCTAGGTCAAGGCATCAAATACTTTGAGCCTGCTCAGGATGAATCACTGCGATTTCAGTACACTGAATCCAAAGGTGTAGATGTCTGGACCAAAGGACAAGCATCACTGATTCTTGATGTAGATGCCACCCACGTAACTACTGCTGCTCTCAATGCCAACCTTAGACCGCAACAGTTCCTACGCTCTATCCAATGGGATCAATTAGCCTATACAGGTGCCACTACCTACAACACTTTCCTTGGCTGCCTAATGCTTGATGGTTATGACATTGACAAGATATATCCAACCATCACTGCAACTGTCTCTAATAAGGCTTTGACTTCCAATGTGGCTACACTGACAACCAGCGCTGCACACGGCCTAGCGGTAGGTATGGAAATCGTTGTCACTGGCGTAGATGCTACCTTCAACGGTACCTACACCATTGCCACAGTTCCTACTACAACCACCTTCACCTATGCCAAGACTGCCTCAGATGTGCCATCGGCGGCGGCTACAGGAACTGTTACCAGCAACGTCCAGCACTTCGTGGACTATAACTCTGGTACCGATGACAAGGTGTATGGCTACTGCGATGATGGTGTGTACTGCTACTGGATTACTAACGTTACTGCTGGTGGCTCTACCAAACTAACGATGTACAAGAAGTTGCTCACTGACTACGCATCAGTGGCTGCAACCCAAATGTTCCAAGTGACAGGTCTTATTGCTACCAACGTAGTAATGGAGTTCACCAAGGAACGTATCGTTGCCTGTATCAATAACAAGGTTTATGAGATTGCAACCAATGCAACGTCTCTACCTACTGCTGTCTATACCCACCCCGTAGATGACTTTGTGTATACCAGCATCACATCAAGCGGTGCTGCTATCTATGTCACTGGCTTTTCTGGTACCCAATCCAATATCCAGAAGTTCACCTTGGCATCTAATGGAACGATGCCTACCCTGACCAGCGCTATTACTGCTGCTGAAATGCCTAGCGGCGAGCGCATCTACAAGATTGCTTACTACCTTGGTTATATGCTTATCGGTACCACCAAAGGTATTCGAGTGGCTGCAGTATCTGATGATGGATCTCTAGCCTACGGTCCTTTGATTTGGGAGAACACCCAACCTGTCTATGACTTTGCCTTCCGTGACAAGTTTGCGTGGGCTGCAACAGGCGTAGAAGATGAACCAGGAACTATCCGCATTGACCTGTCTACACAGATTTCTCCACTGGTATTTCCCTATGCCTATGACACTTACTACGCATCAGGTGATACCACCCGTGAGACAACTGCCTGTGCCTTTATCAATGGAACAGATCGTCTAGCCTTTACAACTAACTACACATCAAGTAATGGCGCTGTCTATATTGAATCAGCAAGCAGACTAGTTGCATCTGGTTATATCCAGACTGGCTTTGTCCGTTACAACACACTCGAAGGTAAGATATTCAAACTCCTTACCCCGCGTATTGATACCACCGATGGTGGCTTAGATATCTCATCTATTGCCTATGACAATACCGAGTATCCGATTGGTTCTTTCTCTCAAGAATCTACTGTCCAAGAAATCGGTATCCCTTACCCACAGGGAGCGCAAGAGTATATGGGCTTCAAGTTTACCTTGACTCGCTCTACTACCGATAACACTCTTGGACCATTATTTACTGGTTACCAACTCAAATCTCTGCCAGCAGTACCACGCCAGAGACTTATCCAGTATCCATTATTCTGCTTTGACCACGAGAGCGATAAGTTCGGCGTGGAAGTAGGCTACGAAGGTTCTGCTTGGGACCGTATGCAGCAACTCGAAGCGGTAGAAAATGCAGGCGATACCATCCGTGTAGAAGACTTCAGAACAGGTGAGTCCTACATCGGCCTGATAGAAGAGATGGACTTCATCAATAAAACCCCACAAGATAAGAAGTTCTCTGGTTTCGGAGGCTTACTTGTAGTGACAGTACGGAGCGTATAAATGACACCTACAGACTGGGCAATGCTTGTTGCCACCATACTTGGAATAGCCTCAACAGTTCTTATGGGACTGCGTTGGTTAGTCAAATCATTCTTATATGAACTCAAGCCTAATGGCGGTAGTTCTATGAAAGACAAAGTAAACGCTCTGGAAGAAAAAGTAGATTTACTTACCGATCTAGTCAAGGAAGCATTGAGGAAGTGACGAATGAAACCTGTTGCAAAACGTGCAACACCTGCTGCTATTGCCGTTCTTCGGCAGGCAACTGCGCTTGCTCCGAAGCGCAACAAAGCATCGGATGGACTATTACCAAGCAAGGCTCACATCAAGGCAAGTCCTAACTCAGATCACAATACAGGCCTAGCAGTAGACCTGACCCACGATCCAAAGGCAGGTATTGACTGTGCCGAGATATTTGAAAAACTCAAAGAAGATGAAAGGGTTGCTTACCTTATCTTCAATAAGAAAATTTGGTCACGCCTCAAGGCTAGCGCTGGTAATCGTGTTTATACTGGCAGTAATTCACACTCTAAGCATCTTCATATTTCTATCAACGCTGATAGCGCTAATGACACTAGCCCTTGGTTCTGGTGGATGAATCAACCTAAAGTTGTGAATCAGGTCAAGGCTGCCCTACAGCCTCAGCCCAAAAAGAAGGTGGCAGAAGGTGCTAATTTGGTATCAAATTTGACACCACTTTGCACCTGCTGCAAGGTTCACAGCAAACAAAAGAAAGGCAACTAATGGAAACACTCAAGCAAGTATCGCTTACGTGGTTTCGTGCTGCAGCTTCCGCTGCTATTGCACTTTACCTAGCAGGAGAAACTGATGTAAAGACCCTTGGAGCAGCAGCACTTGCTGGCTTCTTAGGTCCAGTACTCAAGTGGCTCGATCCATCGGCTAAAGATTTTGGTCGCGGAGCAGCGTAGTTTGTAGATAGCGCGAGGCAAAAGCCCTACCCAGAAATGGGTGGGGCTTCTTTTTTTATGCCTGAAAGTGGGCGAATCTTATCTATCGGGACCTGATGATTATGAACCTTGTTACCTTCTGGACCCATCCAAGCAGGCTCATAGAGCCTGATATCAGCAACAGTATTCCAACCATAGATTACTACTTCTGCAGGCTGTAGCGGGTCTACAGAGGTCCATAGAAGGGCATCTGCTTTCTTCTCTAGGAATGGCAGTTGCTTACTTGACACTGCCCTACCCCAGACATTCCAGTAGCTAGTGTTCCAGGTCTTGATATCCCAACGCACAGTATCTGCTGTGATATCACAGAAGTTATCTTCTTCAACATTGAGAAAGTGTGGGTTGGTTTGCATACCCAACTGCTTGAAGTATTTATGGGCAGCTAGTTCACCGAACCTGCCAATGGAGTGTGATGATCTAAGGTTGCGGTAATGACCGTTGAAATTCTTGTACTTCTGATAGGTCTTCTCTGACAGTTCTTCGGCTATAAGCAAGTCTTCTTCTGTCAGGGGAATGTTCATTCTGGCCTGTCTACTGGGCAAGGAGCTTTGAGTAGGTTTCCACAATTAGCACATTGTACATCCAAGGCATACCAAACTATCTCATAGTTCTCAAACTGGACATACGTATTGAACACGGTACAACCGCAGACACACTGGTGGGTTGGACCTACATCGCGTAGGTCAGAGGCTTGAATTGGTGGGATGTCTTGGCTATATTTCAGCAGCCGAAGTAGACGGAACAACACAGTCCTCACTCCCATCGGCCCGTGAGGGCCGTACTGTAATTCGCCTGACGGCTCATATTGTAATGAACTGGTGTGTCGCTACCGCGACGACACGCCGAGAGATGTATAGTTCCGCTATGACAACTCTGGTGGCGGTGGAACTAGAAGACCTAGCGGTCTTAGCTGCTGATAGCCAAATCACTGAAGACAGTATGAGGACTGTTAGTACCTCAACTCCGAAAATAATTCACATCGGTAAGTACCTGCTGGGTATTGTCGGTGATGCTAGACCTGGCGACATCTTGACCTATAACTGGACTCCGCCTGTATACAAGGGTGCAGATCCCGTTCAATGGATGGGTAAAAAAGTGATGCCATCAATACTCACGGCTTTCAAAGAGAATGGATATGACCCGTATGAAGCGTCGAAAGATAAAGAATCAGGATTCGACTACATTGTCGCGTTTGATGGGAATGTATTCCATATCGCGACGGACCTGTCGTTCATCAAGAGTGATGGCGGCATTTATGGAATCGGCAGTGGCGGTGCTTATGCTCTCGGTTATCTTTATGATCGTATGGGTCGTCTCACTATTGGTAATGTAGAGCAACACGCCGAGAAAGCCGTTCAGATAGCCTCGATGCTTGACATCAATACCTGTCCTCCGATTCAATTAGTTACTCAAAGACGGGAGCTAACGTGAGAAAAGATTGGAAAGTGTGGACGGTTCATCTGAACCCACATCATTTTGACAACTGGTCATTTGGGCTGGACTATTACAAAGTATTTGATTATCAACCACTGCGTGCAGTGGCTAGAGTTTTTCAGATAAATCTACTAGTATTCAACATAACTATTACGAGATGGCAGAGCAACGGATGGATATAAAAGAACTACTTGTAAAGGCTCTTCACGAGAAAGAGAACAAGCGTGGCAGGTCCACACAAGTTCAAATCGGTCCATCAGAGCTTGGTGGCTGTCGTCGTAAAGTTTGGTATCGGTTGAACAATCAACCTGAAACCAATGACAACGAGGTAAAACTCGCAGCGATTATGGGGACTGCCATTCACGCTGCAATAGAGAATGCACTTGCAGAGAATCAAGAGGTCCTTCTGGAGAAGACCGTTGAGTTCGACGGTATGAAGGCCCACGTTGATTGCTTCATTCCTGGGACAGGCGATGTCGTTGACTGGAAGACTACGAAAGTCAAGAACCTTTCTTACTTTCCGTCAGAACAGCAACGCTGGCAAGTACAAGTCTATGGCTACCTGATCTCTAAGTCTGGCTTGGGGAAGGTCCAGAACGTGAATCTTGTAGCCATACCTCGTGATGGGGACGAGCGTGACATCCTAGTTCACAGCGAACCCTATGACGAAGCCATCGCACTAGAGGCTCTGAATTGGTTAGCAGCGATTCGGACTATGACTGATGCTCCCGCGCCTGAAAGACACGAGAGCTACTGTCAGAGCTACTGCAAATTCTATGATGCCTCTGGTGAGATGGGATGCGTTGGTATAAAAAAAGGACTTACCAAGTCTGAGTTACCTCAGCTTGATGACTTCGAAGCTGCGATGGACGCACTGCATTACACGCAGATAGACACCGAAATAAAAACATTAGAAGAAAAGAAACAAGCACTACGCGATAAGTTGCTTGGTAAAACTGGAGTTACTACTACTGGATACGAGATCAAGTGGTCAACTGTTCAGAGTAATACCATCGACAAGGAAGCAGTGGAGAAAGCACTAGGCTTCGTGCCGATGAAACAAGGGAAGGAAAGCGCAAGGCTTTCCATCAAGAAGACTGGAGATAAATAATGGCTGCACCAGAGTCAACAAAGTTCCAAGTGAATTTCAAATCACCAGATGGAACTCTTATCAATTTATACGCTGCGAATAAGGAGGAACTGGAATCGCTGCTTGCTGCAGCGCAGGACTTTTCTGCCCTCATTGGAAGCGTTAGCCAATCATTCTCAGGCGCTCCATCTGTTGCGCCCGTACGTGCTGCTGCGCCAGCAGTAAATAGACTAGATGACAGAGTAAATCCACCATCAGGTAATACTTGCAAGCACGGACCAATGGCTTACAAAGAAGGCGTAAGTGCTAAGGGTCCTTGGAAAGGTTATATGTGTCAGGCACCAAAGGGTGCTACTGACAAGTGCCAAACTATCTGGGTCCGATGACCCAATGCGAGAGCCTCGTGAATTCGAGGATCCTCTCTGCGCTCAATCAGGTGGTGACTTCTGGTTTCCAGAACCAGGACAAGGGACAAAACCTGAAACTTACTTCGCTAGAAGTATATGTGGTAAGTGTATCCATCAAGCTGAGTGTGCAGAATGGGGAATCCATAACGAGCGTTACGGAATCTGGGGTGGCCTTACAGAGGCACATCGAAAGCAGATAAGAAAACAAAGAAGAATAGTAATACGACGGGAGGAAAGTGCTTAGGTTAGACCGCGCTTGGAAGACTGCCCATACATTGGCGCAGCCACTTCCGACTGTGTGGAAAGACTTAGATACTAAAGGCATAAAGTTTCGGCGTGGTCAAGTGTGTATGGTTGCCGCTGCACCTAACGCTGGAAAGTCTATGTTCGCTCTTGTGTATGCTATCAAGGCCAAGGTGCCTACTCTGTTCTTTTCTGCAGATACTGATACTGCTACGGTGATGTTGCGTGCTGCAGCACATCTAGCAGGTCACACCCAAGAGACTGTAGAGAATCAAATGAGTATCAACCCTGATGCTTATGAAGAAAATCTACAGGCTATATCACACATACAGTGGGTCTTTGATTCATCACCAAACCTTGATGATATTGAGGCAGAGGTAAAGGCCTACATTGAACTCTATGGCATCGCACCACAGTTGATAGTCGTAGATAACCTGATGAATGTCATCGCTGAATCTGATAATGAGTGGGCAGGCTTACGCCAGATAATGGTGGAGCTACACGATATGGCACGCAAGACAGAAGCCTGCGTGCTTGTTCTGCATCACGTATCAGAACAGACTGAGTACGGATCTATGACTGAGCCACCGCACCGACGAGCAATCCAAGGTAAGGTATCTCAACTACCAGCTCTGATACTCACGCTGGGTTACAACCCGTTTGAGCATACGCTTAGGGTTGCAGCCGTAAAGAATCGTTTCGGAAAGCATTCAGTTGATGGCAAGGACTGGGCAGGTTTATTCGTAAACTTTGCCACCTGCCAAATATCTGACGCTGATGCTTACGGCAGGATGGTCTATAACTCTAACTTAGCGAGGGCTTTGTGAGTTCATACAATAAGGCTAAGGGTTCCAAGTTTGAGACGGATGTAATGAAATACTTGAGGAAACTTGGACACTTTGCTGAGCGCCTAGCCAAGGCGGGATCGAATGATGAAGGTGACATCGTTACCATAATCGCAGGTCAGACCTATATTCTGGAGTGTAAGAACCGTAAGTCAATCAATCTTCCGCAGTTCTGGGCAGAAGCTCAGACTGAGGCAGCCAACTATGCGAAGGCTCGTGGACTACCCGTCACCCCACCAGCCTTCGTCATAGTCAAACGTCGCAGAGGTAGCATCGAAGATGCGTGGGTAGTGCAAACATTAGAGAAATGGATAGAACAAATGCCAGTACCACAAGGACAGATAACAAGTAGTGAACTCTGGAATACACCAGAGGTAGTAGAAGAACCAAAAGAAGAAGTAGTAGCAGAAGAAAAACCAAAGACTAGAAAGAAGAAAGCAGAATGATCTGCAGTAGCTGTTGTTGGGCAGGTCATCACAATACCATTGGTAAGACTGACCTAGCCAAAGAGTTTCACGAGAAGTGTGAAGGAGACTGCGGATGCCAGCACAAGACTGGTCCAGGGTGGTTCGTGCGAAGAGGTCAAAGACCAACTCAGATGCAAACTCAGTCTCCATAGCAGAGGTAGTAAGACACTTCGGAGGAGAAGTGAAAGAGGGACGCAACGTCTCAGTGCGTTGCTGTATGCACGATGACTCTCGCAAGAGTGCAGTCATAGATACATACAACAATTTGTATTACTGTCACACCTGTGGCAAGGGTGGCAATGCAGTCAATGTCATTATGGAATTAGAGAATGTGGGGTTCAAAGATGCTCTCGCAAGAGCAGGCGAAATCGTTACAGGAGGCGGCTCACCATTACGCGGAGGCAATAAGCGACGAGGCTCTAGCCTATCTCGCAGGACGTGGAATATCTGAAGAGGTAGCAGCTCGCTACCGACTAGGAACTATCACAGATCCGATAGAAGGGCATCAAGGATATGAGGGTTGGATTTCCATACCCTACTTCACCGCTTTAGATTTATGTGTAGGCTTCAAGTTCCGCAGGCTTGATGATGGCAAGCCAAAGTATGGCTCACCTGTAGGACAGAAGACTCACCTGTTCAATGTTGTAGCTACAATGTCTGCAACCAAGAGCATCGTCATCTGTGAAGGTGAGTTCGATGCGATTATTATGGATGCAGTTGTAGGTGTGCCAGCAGTTGGAGTACCTGGAGTAGCGGCGTGGAAACCTTTCTATCCCAAACTATTCGGTGGCTTTGATGTTGTGTATATTCTCGGAGACAATGATGTGAAAGATGATGGCACAAATCCTGGAGCAGAGTTTTCTAGGCGTGTCGCAGGTGAGGTTGCCAACTCACAAATCGTACAATTACCACCAGGTATGGACATAACAGACTTCTATCTGGTGAATGGAAAAGAAGCAACAGCCAACCTAGTAGGAGGAGTAAAGTGAGTGAGCAAGAAAAAGGATCTCCAAGAGGCAGCCAGATTATTGATGGATATGGGGATGATAATAGTCTCGATAGATTACAAAGCTGGGACGATAACTTGTCGCCTGATACCAACAAGAGAGTAGACGAGGAGTTTGTAAAAGATGTCTGGAGAATCCTCGACACAGCAGGAAATCTGCTTCTACGCAAGCATAAAGATTACGGCCCAAAGAACATCGCTCACAGTCCAGGTGGCCCACTCAACGGACTCCGCGTGCGAATGTGGGACAAGGTGGCTCGAATCAATAACCTCCTTGATAGCAAGGTCGCTCCCTCTAACGAGTCACTCCGAGACTCCTTCATAGACCTGCTCAACTATTCCGCTATTGCAATTATGGTATTAGATAAGAAGTGGCCTGAACTACCCAATGACTGAACAAGAAATCAGAGAGCAGATAGCCCTAGAACTAGAACAACAGGCTACTAATGCAATGATAAGTGACGAGTACAACTTCAACGATACAGCAGTTCGTGCTAAAACTTTCTATCTTGCTGCTCAAATTGTCAGAGGTAAGAATGACTGAGACTCACCCCTCTGCTGGCGATATAGTCTTTAGCGTAGCTAGAACTATCTTCAGTAGATACCGCAACTTTGTTGAGCGAGAAGATGTAGTTCAAGAGTGCTGGTCGTGGTACTACTCACGAGCAGAACACTTCAACCAATTACTATCGGAAGAGAACACAGTTCAGCGAGTCATCAACGAGAAGCGTATGGCGTGGCAGATGAAGCGTCACGCAGAACGCTACGCTCGCAGGGAGAAGGCTACTCGTAGCGGATATAAACTTACCGATGAAGCCTTCTACGATACTGTCGTCATAGCCCAGCTTCTCCCCCACGTTATCGCCTCCGTTGTAGATAACACAGTATTAGAACAGGCTCAGAACCTCATCAACGATGGGCAACCAAAGAAGCAGTCTGCTCCTGCTGAAGGTGGCAACCTGCTCGCCACGCTCATTGACATCAAGAAGGCTTACCTCAAACTAGATGTGATGGACAAAGATATTCTCATCAAGAGATATCACGAGAACCTTACTCTCCAAGAGTTAGCTACCTATCTAGAGTGCGCTACCTCTACTGCCGATCGTAGATGTCAGAACTCTCTACGCAGATTACAGAATAATCTTGGTGGCGAAAGTCCTTATCAGTGATATATCAATACAAGTGTCCGACCTGTCAGCTAACCTCCGAAGTTGATAGGTCTATCCACGCTGAAGCGAGCAACCCCTTCTGCTCGTGTGGCGAAATGATGAATAGAGTCTGGTCCTCTCCTCCGATAGCCTTCAGGGGATCAGGCTTCTATTCAACCGACAAGGGTTAGGCTTTTTCTAGCCTTTCTTTCTCAATATCACATTCATATCCCGCAAACTCTGGGTCATACCCATAGCAACGGTGACAGAAACAGTATCTCTTATTCCATTTATGATTACAGCACTCCATAGTTATCCTTTCAACCACAAACTTTGTGGCTCGGAAACTATTTTATTCAACCGACTTTTTGACTTACCGATTTTTGACTTACTCTAAACGGCGACACTCCCGAAAAACAACCTGACTTGACAAAGTAAATCACTAACTATTTGAAATAAAATAACCCCGCAGTTAGCACTCTTGATCTGCGGGGTTACTTACTACTGAGCGAAAGGATAAGGAACGCTTAGTAGTAATACTCTACTTAGTATCTTTTTCTTTGTCAATAATGGTTTCGTTTATTATGATAGCTGAGAGCTTTACAAGGTGATCCATAACGCTCGTCAATGTAACGTAAGCCTCGCAGTATTTGGAGTGAAGGCTTTCTACTTCTCTCTCCAAGCAGTTGAGCAATTCCGAAAGCTGAACTTGTTGGGTTCTGTGCGTAGTGGTCAAACCTGCTCTCACGGGTCCAAAGATCGTGGAGGCAGAGCCATTCTCTGCCTCTCCAACCAAACGCAACCCACGCATATTGCTTTGCCAATTCTCTGTTCTCATTTTTTTCTTCCCAACTTGCTTTTGCCCTTACGACTTCGGTGGGTATGTCTGAAGGGAACTTTACGTTTCCTACGGGGTGCGCGAGAACTACCCACAACGCTGATAGTCCTGCCACTAATATCACTCCACGCTTTGCCATTAGCCTCATCAGATAGCCTTTCTTCTTCCAAGATTTCCTTGAATTGGTCGGGATACTTCTGGGCTAGGCGCGTAAGCGCACGCCCTCTTGCTCGCTGGTAGTTGCGTAGCCATACAGCTCGCTTCTCAGCACTAGCCTTTCGTCTATCTAGGTTCATTGAGCTTATCCTCCCATACTATGAGCAGGTAGGCAATTATGGTTGCCACTATCACGCCTAAGAATATCATTTCCATACCCACTCTTTCTTTGGCTTGGGTGGGTAGAGTTCTTCTCTCTCGCTCAATAGCAAGGCAAGCAGGAGATTAGTTACATCTATCTTGTCGGTGACTAAGACGGGTTCCTCAGTATCTTCCTCGTTCCAGACCGATACAAAGATAGAGTTGTTGAAGCCTCGCCTGAACCACGCTACCGCTTCTCTTGCGCTTGCCCCTCCCCACGCTATGTCGCCCTTGCGATCCATTACCTCATAAAAGTTGATGAGTTTCATACGCTCGCCTCCGCTAACTCACAGTCATTGAGGAAGATAACCCTGTCAAAGTGAGGGTCGTATCCCTCAAAGGCATCTGCTAACGCCTCTACCACATTGTCAATAGTGGGTGCTTCAAACTCGTTCTTTACTGCGGTAATCGTGTCTGCTATTAGCAGATACATTTCTCTATTCACTTGCCTTCTCCTCCTTATGCTTGATAAGTTCAATTTGATTTAGGCTATTGACCATACGGATCAGGTTAGCCCCTGCCTCCTTCGCGTTGCCCTCCACCATTTGCTTGATAGCAAGGTCACGACATAGGTCTGCCTTTGCTTGATAGTATTCCTTGTTCATTCCGCTTCCTCCATTTGTCTGCCATTTTCCATTACTTCTAGGTAATGCTCGCCTTCTCCTTCGTAGTATTCGTAGTCGGTTGTATAGCCAAGCACCCAACGACACCCTCCCATTTCTGAGATAGCGTCTAGTATGTCACTATGGAAATCGCTATTCCACCATTGACCTTTGATTACTTCCAGCGTTGCGCCCTTGACTAGGTGCGTTGCGTTATCAACAGGCGAGGTGAATAACACGCCCTCCTCCTGTTGTTCTAGCTTTATCCTTGCCCAATAAACCCCTCCGTCAGGGTATTCTCTGTATTCTTTATTCACTTGCTTCCTCCTTGTAGGTGGCAAGGGCAGGAACAAAGGTAAGTGTCCTTGATACTGTCCTCGCATTGGTTGTGATGTCCTCTTACGCAGTTGCTATTCATCGCCCTACTCCTCCTCTATCTCCTTGATTAGATCATCTACTTCAGGTAGGTATTTACCTGCCTTCTCGCTCTCCTCCCCACACGGGGTTTCAGCGTGTTTCATCAGCGTTCTATCTGAGAAAGACCACCCACATACACCGCATTTAGGCATATGGACACCGCCTCTTGTGATGTTCCATTATGTCGCGTTCGCAAGAACAACAGACCAACCTTCCCTTCTCGTTCTTGATGTAGTTCATCGCTCTCCCTCCCTTTCAAACTCGCACTCATCACAGGCACACGCCAGCACTTCTGCGTCACCATAGACCTCGCCAGCACCAAGAGATAGCCACTCTTGTTCATCTAGCCAATAGAAAATCTGTTCGTCTTGTGGGTGTTGGTCTAACTTATCCTCCCACCCATTAGGTATGAGGGCAAAGGTTCGCACTTTCTCTTTCTCGCCCTCTACCTTTGTCCAAAATTGTGCGGTCTGTAAATTAGGCATTGACTTCCTCTTTCACTATCCAATTAGCCACGCTTTCAATAGCGTCTTGAACTGTGTGATAGACCTCGCCTGTGTAGGCGTTATTTATTTCATCATAGACTTCAAACCAAGAGTTGTTGATCCACTCTCCCCCAGCTTTGTCTATCTTGGCTAGGTCTTTGTCGTTCTTTATGCCAGCATTTACCAAGTCGTCACAGTATCTAATCACTTGGTTTTTGTAGTGAATACGCATCTCACCTACGCAGGTAATACTGTATTCCCTGTCCTCATAAGTAAGGTAGGCGACATTGTTACTGTCATACCAAGTATAAAAAGCACTATCTTGGCGGTCTTTTCGGTGAGCGTCATCGTCTAGTATCTCCAGCTCTACGCCCTTTGGTAATTTATATTTCATCTTAGACATTGGCGTTCTCCTCCTCTGCTCCTGCCCAAATAGCTTCCACATTGACACTCCACGCATAGGAGTTGTCCATTTGATCTACTAACGCCCTAGCCTCCTCCTCAGAATTGGCTCGGACATAGTAGGTTTCCGTCTTTCGTATTCCATACTCACGCATTAGATAACTCCTCACTCGTTCTATCGTCTAGTAATCGGTATAGGTCTAGCCCTTCGGTGTATTTCTCTTTGAAACTTTCGGGCAGATCGTCATAGCCACTTGTTATTTCGTAGCCTTCCCAATTCTCCCAAGTAAGGGTGAGCTGGTATTTCTCTCCTTCGTAGGTAATTAGTATCGTTCTTGCCCACCCTGTATTGGTGTGGTCTAGTAACTTGATTTCCATTACTCGCCCTCCTCATCAGGGTTCCCACCCTTTTCTGCTATTTCTAGATAGCAAGAGTGGCAGAGCTTGATGTCGTCATCTATCCGCCCCTCCCTCCACATTTCTACACCGCATTTTTTACAAGTGTCCCCACTCATTTACTTACCTCCTCCTTTTCGTAGCCTACGATTTCCCACGCACTTCCGAGAATAGCCTCCTGCCACTCTCCACAATGTTCGCAGGAATAGTCAGTATTGGCGGTGGATAACACCAGCCCACGCAACCCACAAAAACGACACTTATCCACTTACTCGCCCACCTCCCACTTACTCAAGAGCCACAACACCGCGCCGATTATCAGGGCGTAGGTTATGACCTGTCCTAGTCCGTTGATCCAGCTCGTAGATACCTCAAACATTACTCACTCACCTCTCTGTCTAGTTGGCACCCGTGACAAGAGCAAGGGGCGAAACTTGCGAGAGCGTTATCCCACTCTCTCCGCGCCTTGCGTAGGTTCTCAAAACTCTCGCCCTCTCTGTGAATAGTTCCGTAAGGGCATAGCACTACTATCTCGTAATAACGGCTCGCACCCTCGTATCCGTGACGGCTTGAAACAATAACCGAAAGGCTATCTATCTCTCCCCCTCTACTGACGGGCTTGAAATCCACGATACGAGATGAAAAGAATTTCATCGTGTCTTTGCGGAAAAAATAAGTTCCCTGTTCCTTGCTAGGTATCTGCGCCTCGTGCCATACCTGCGCTGGCATTGTCGGATAGTTCCGACACCCATTACAGGAACAAGCGAACCGCGTTTCTGTGTTTCTCTTTCTCACTTTCTTATCCTTTCGTAGTTGTTGTGAAGGTCTGATACCTTCCCCCACCCTCAGAGGTTAGACTAACTCTGAAGGAGAGGCAAGCATCAGAGGGCGGTAATTATTTGGCTTTGGTATTCCCTTACAGCTTCCTCAACATAATCCATAGCCTCACGGCGCGATCTAAAGGTGAGGTCTTTCCTGCCCTTGTCGGTGTATTTGCCGACATACACACGGCGGTTATTCCATAGCCGAAAAGGGGCGTATGCGTCAAGGTCTATGTTATCCACACCGAAAGGTGCGCCCTCTACCTGCCATACATAAGGGTCATTAGGATCTAGTTTCCAATTCATCTGTTTATCCTTTCGTAAGTGGAAGGTTTAGCCCTTCCCCACCGCCCACCCGTGAAGGTGGGCGATAGGCAAGCTCTAAGCCGATTTTCTGAGTGGCTTCGTATGTTCAAGCCAGCGATGAAGCTCATTGAGAAGCTCGCGCCCGTCTGAGTCAAGGTAGGTCACCTCTGAGAATAGCTCAAGGGTGGCTTTGAGAGCTTTCGCCTGCTGTCTAGCTATTCTTTCCAGCTTGTCGGTATTCATTATCGCTTCTCTCCCTTGATAAATTCTTTGATAGCTCTGAGGTTATCGCCTAGTCTGGCGATTACTTCTTTATTCTCTATTGGGTCAATTCCACAAGCTATTGTCGCGTAGGCTTGATGAAGCATTTCATCTAGCTTTAGAAGCTCTTTCTTTGTGGCTCTCATCTTTATCCTTTCACAATGAGCGCGGAGTGCGCCCCTTCGGGGCGAGTGTATAACAAAGCTAGTCTAACAACAAGTGTGAGGCGGTTATGTCTGGTCAGATCTTTAGCCTGCCAGAGCTGGCAATTACGCAACGATTATGTTGCGAAAATAAACTATCAAGTAAAGATCCAATGTTGAAAGATAGCTGAGTGAAAGCTGAGAGATCCAAAGAGTAGGGCGAGAAGGCGTGAGTAAGGGGCGAGAGCTGGCAGAGCTGGGGCGGTTTATTAGTTGAGGGCTAGAGAATTATTAGGGGAAGGCAGGGCGCGAGAGGGTGCCGATGGTGCTATCGCCCCACCTACCCCCACTATCCCCCACTCTCTCGCCGATAGGCGACAGCGTGAGAGCCAGCGCAAAGAATAGGGCGACCCCACGATGATAAAAGTGGGGTGGCGTTGGTCTATAGTCCCCACATAAATATCTCCACTAAAGTGAGATCTATTTCTGCGTGTCCTATTTTGTCCGTTTATAGATGTGACGTTAGTCACATCTATAAAGATTTTTGGAAGAAAAGCGGGAAACCGCTTTTTTTTCCTGCCTAATACAGTATAGAGACTGTAGACAGGCTGGGATGAGTCTGCAGTCGCTACGCTTACGCTGCGCTCCCGATAAGGGAGAGCAGTATTACCCCTCGCGTCGCTGTGGCTAGCTCGGGCGCTCAAGCACGAGGTAGGCGCAAGCGGCGCCTCTTTTTAGTACCCAGAGGTCTGTCAATTTATAGGAGCCTGCCATTACAGAAAACAGCGCTGATATAGCAAAGCGCATCATTCTTGAATGTGTAGCTCAAGGAATGCGAGTAGAAGACGGCTGTAAAGCCGCTGGTAAATCTCTCAAGACCTATGAGTACTACCGCAGATCCGATAAGGTCTTTGCAGACCGTATGGATAGAACGAGGCTAGGCCTACGTGGTCAATCCTTTATAGAAGAACAGACCAAGGATTTAGACTTCGCTGGCTTCCGCCAGAAGTTTCTCAAGTCCAAGACCTTCCCACATCAGCAGAACCTGATAGATGTAATCGAGGGTCGTGACCCTAGCTGGCTTCATCCGTCAATGAAGTACGAAAAGGGTCTGGCAGATAACCGCATCCTTATCAACATTCCTCCCAACCACGCCAAGTCCATTACGGTCACCGTAGACTACGTAACCTGGAAGATTGTCAATAACCCGAACTTTAGAGTTCTCATAGTTTCCCAAACCCAGCGTCTAGCCGCAGACTTCCTTTATGCTATCAAGCAGCGACTGACGCATCCAATGTACGAAGAACTACAGCAGGCATACGCCGCTGGGGTTGGGTTCAAATCTAAGACTGCCTCCTGGCAGCAGACCCGCGTCACCTTCGGTGATGAACTCAGAGAGTCTTCTGAGAAGGACCCCAATATCGAGGCAGTCGGTATCGGTGGTCAGATTTACGGTAAGCGTGCCGATATGATTCTCATAGACGATGCTGTAACGCTAAGCAATGCAAATGACTTTGAACGACAGATCAAGTGGCTTACCCAAGATGTACGCTCCCGTCTCAACCCGACAGGCAAGCTCATCGTTATCGGTACCCGCGTAGCTGCAGTAGATTTATACAAAGAACTACGCTCTCAAGATAGATACCCAGGTGGTCTGGTCCCTTGGACCTATCTGGCTATGCCAGCCCTCCTTGAATCTAACGAAGACCCTGATAAGTGGGTCACCCTCTGGCCTTATTCAGATCAACCCTTTGATGGTCAACCAGAAGAGCAGAAGACGCAAGAAGGTCTATGGCCCCGCTGGAATGGACGTAATCTTTTCAACGAACGTCAAGCGATGGATGCCTCTACGTGGGCTTTGATTTATCAACAGCAAGATATATCTGATGATGCAATCTTTGACCCTGTATGTGTGAAAGGCTCTATCGATGGAATGCGACGAGCAGGTCGATTGGTGCCTGGCAATCCAGGTCATCCCAAAGACCTCAACGGTTTCAGTTTTGTTTGTGGACTCGACCCTGCAATGGTCGGAGACACAGCGGCGGTCTGTTATGCAGTTGATCGCATATCTCATAAGCGCTACATTGTTGACGCTATCAAGATTACGCGTCCTACGCCTGCACAAATCAGACAACTCATTACCGATTGGACTAACGTATATGCACCTTCGGAATGGATCGTCGAGCGCAATGCCTTTCAATCTTTTCTCACGCAAGATGAGGGAATTAGACAATTCCTTGCATCCAAAGGAACTGTACTAAGAGAGCACCACACTGGTAATAACAAATGGGATGCAGGCTTTGGTGTGGCATCTATGTCCACCCTCTTTGGTACCAAGCAGCAAGATGGAAAGCATCATAGAGATAATCTGATTCATCTTCCATCTGACCAAACCGAGAATATCAAGTCTTTGATAGAACAACTTATTACTTGGTCACCTACGACCAAAGGTAAGACAGATATGGTGATGGCGCTTTGGTTCTGCGAAATCAAAGTTCGTGAATGGCTCAACCAAGGTATTCACCAGACTCACCATATGCGAAATCCATTCTTATCACGCTACGAAAGAAGCAAGCGTGCAGTTATCAATATCGATGAACTGCTTGCTGAAAAAGACAGACAGTTCATTTAGGAGAACAAGTGCTTACACTCAAAGAGGTAGTCGCTAAGGTATCGCGTCTTCAGACGAAGTACGCTGCTCGCGACCAACGTATGCGCGACGTGCTATCAGTACGTCAAGGAGATATCAGCAAGGTCTATCCTGCTATGTTCTCCGAA